CCAACTTCGGCTAGGCAGCGAGCTGCCAAGCCTTCGTATCCCTCTCCCCGCCGGGGCGAGGGTTTTTTGTGTGTGCGGGAGATTGCTATGTATGAAGTGAAGGCGGATGCGCTTGAGGAAAGCTTTGATGCGGTTCTTCAGGCGGAGAAGATTGCGGCGCTTGAGGCCGACGTGTCGGCGTTGAAGGGGCAGGTGGTCGCGGCGCAGCGGCCGGCGCTGGATGGGGTGAAGGGGGATGCGGCCGATCCGCAGCGGGCGGCGTTCGTTGATCGCTATCTGCGCAAGGGGCTGGAGGCGGGGGTTGAGCTGAAGAGCTTTTCCGGGGCCAGCGGCGCGGAGGGCGGCTATGCGGTGCCGCGTGAGATTGACGCGGTGATCGATGCGGCGTTGAAGAGCATTTCGCCCATCCGCGCCATTGCCAATGTGGCGCAGACGGGTTCGGCCGGATACCGGAAGCTGGTGACGAGCGGGGGCGCGCCTTCGGGTTGGGCTTCGGAAACGGGCGCTCGGGCCGAGACGGGGACGCCGACCTTTCATGAGATCGTGCCGCCATCGGGTGAGCTGTTCGCCAATCCGGCGGCGTCCCAGGCGATGCTGGACGATGCGCAGTTCGACGTCGAAAGCTGGCTGGCGGGCGAGATCGCGATGGAGTTCGCCAAGGCCGAGGGCGCGGCGTTCGTCAATGGCACGGGCACCAACCAGCCCAAGGGCTTCCTGACAGGCACGGTGACGAACGAAGCCGACGGCGTGCGGGCGTTCGGGTCGCTGCAATATGTGGCATCGGGCGCGGCTGGCGGCTTTGCGGCCTCCAATCCGCAGGACAAGCTGATCGACCTGGTGCAGGCGCTGCGTGCGCCCTATCGCCAGGGGGCGGCATTCGTGATGAACTCGGCGACGCTGGCGCGTATCCGCAAGTTCAGGACAAGCGATGGCGCGTTCCTGTGGCAGCCGGGGCTGGTCGCGGGGCAGCCCGATACGCTGCTCGGCTATCCGGTGGTAGAGGCTGAGGATATGCCGGACGTGGCGGCCGACAGCCTGTCCATCGCCTTCGGCAATTTCAAGGCGGGCTATGTGATTGCGGAGCGTTCGGCGACGAGCATCCTGCGCGATCCCTTCACCAACAAGCCGTTCGTGCATTTTTATGCGGTGAAGCGGGTTAGCGGCGCTGTGGCGAACAGCGAGGCGATCAAATTGATGAAGTTCGCGGCTTCTTAAACGCCTTCGGAGGTGGGGGGCGCTTCGATGTGGAGCCCCCTCCACCATCCTTCGGATGGTTCCCCTCCCCGTGCCGGGGAGGATTGATTTTCAGAAAAGGAACAGGCGGCATGCCGATTGGGGATGCGGCGCTGGAGGGCGCGCGGGATGAGGTGAAGGCCTGGCTGCGGCTGGAGAGTAGCCAGGAAGATGCGCTGATCGACCGGCTGGTGCGGAGCGCCATAGGTCATGGTGAGGGCTTTATGGGTCGGGCGCTGATCGTGCGGGAGGAGGTCGAGCGGTTGCCTGCCTCCCGTGAATGGCGGCGTCTGTCGTGGACGCCGGTGGGTGCGATTACTGGCGTCATGGGGATACCGGCGGAAGGCGCGGCCTTTGCCCTGCCGGTGGGCAGCTATGCGGTGGACATTGACGGCAATGGCGATGGCTGGGTGCGGGTGATCGCGCCGGGCGCGGCGGGGCGGATCGATGTGAGCATTACGGCGGGGCTGGCGGGGAACTGGGCGGCACTGCCCGAGGCGATCCGGCAGGGCGTGGTGCGGCTGGCGGCACATATGTTTGCGCATCGGGACGGCGACGGCGGCGCGCCGCCCGCGGCTGTGAGCGCGCTTTGGCGGCCGTGGCGGCGGATGAGGATCAGGTGATGGCGAGGGAAGTGGCGGGATTGCTAGTCGAACGTGTGATGATCGAGCGGCGCGAAGAGGCGCGCGACGATCTGGGCGGCGACGCGGGGGTATGGATCGAAGAGGCCGAGGTCTGGGCTGGCGTTTCGCCGGATCGGGGCGGTGCCGACGTGAGCGGCGGAGCGTGGCGTGGCGAACGGCGCTGGGCCGTGACGGTGCGGCGGCGTGATGGGCTGAGCCTGGATCGCCGGTTGATCTGGCGGGGCCGGGTGCTGCGGGTTCGCTTTGTCGGGGATGATCCGCGTGCCGGCGATGTGGTGACGCTTCGGTGCGAGGAGGAGCCATGTTTGAGCGGCTGATGGCGCGGGGGGAGAAGTACGCGGAGGCGCAGAGGGCGCGGAGGATCGCGGAACTGGTTGAGCGGGTGGCGGAGGACGTGCCGCTGGGGGTGACGGTCGAGACTGGCAGTGACGGCTTTATGCTTGCCGGGCGCGGATTGCGGCGGCGCATGCTGGGCGACGTGCGGCTGCGGGCGATCGGCCTGCTGGCGAAGGGAGAGGGACGATGAGCGCGGCGGTGATGGCGGTGCAGAAGGCTGCGGTGGCGGCGATGAAGGCGCATGCGCCGCTCGCCGGTATGGTCAGCGGGGTGTTTGACGGACCGCCGCCGGGCGTTTGCTTTCCCTATGTGGCGATGGCGGAAAGTCCGTGCATCGACTGGAGCCACAAGAGCGGGCGCGGGCGGGAAATCCGGCTGGCCGTGACGGTGTGGGACGATGGCGCACGGGCGTCGCGGCTGCATGGCTTGATGCGAGAAGTCGAGGCCGCGATCGAGGGGATGGTTGTGGCGCTGGACGGCTGGCGAGTCGTGAGTGCGCGGTTCCTGCGTTCGCGGGTGGTGCGCGATGCGGATGGACCCTGGGCGGGGCTGGTGGAGTATCGGGTCAGGGTGTTGGAGGAAGCTGGTTGAAATTTCAGGTGATGCCGGGCTGCAAAAGGCGGCTTTCTGCGCTTCCGGTGCTCACGTACTGAAGTACGCTGCGCTCCGGTTCTCAAAATCCACCATTTTCGCCTCGGCCTGACCTGAAATTTCCACCAGCTTGGCCGGAGGAGCACATCACCCCGGCCTGGTGTTCGTTTCCAGATAGTCGCGATAGCCGCTCTGGAAATTTTCCAGAAAATCCTCGACCTGAAACTGGGCGTCCTCCTGCGCCTCCGCGTCCGACATGTTGTCGGCCTTGTCGGCGACGATGACGGCGTTGCGGAAGGCGGCTTCCTGTTTTTCGCAGGCGGGCCGCAGCGCCTTGTCGAAGTCGGCGGGGTCCATTTTCTTTTCAAGGCTTTCGGTCACGAACTTGCGCATGCAGCCGGTGTAGTCGTCGCGCGCCTTGATCATCAGGTCGGCGGGCTGCGCCGCCGCGATGGCGATAAAGCTGAGTGCTGACAGAAGCATTTCAACGAACCTCTCAACATATTGCTTTTTGCTAAAGGAGAATGCGTCATGGGTGCGGAAAAGGGAAGTGCTTTCCTTCTGAAAGTGGGCGATGGCGGCGCGCCGGTTGCCTATGCGACGGTTGCCGGTTTGCGCACGACGCAGCTTAGCGTCAATGGCGAGGCCGTGAACGTCACGACCAAGGATAGCGCCGGGTGGCGGGAGCTGCTGTCCGGAGCTGGCGTCCGGTCGGTGAGCGTCTCTGGCGCTGGCATATTCACCGGGTCGGCGGCGGAGGTGCGGGTACGCAACAATGCGCTGGCCGGCATCATTGATGATTATGAATTGAGCTTTGAAAGCGGAGAGCGGATGCGCGGCCGGTTTCTGGTCACGCGGCTGGACTATGCCGGGGATTATAATGGCGAGCGCAGCTACACGATGAGCCTGGAGAGTTCGGGCGCGGTGGTGAGCGAGTAAAGGTCTGCCGCGCCATCCTTCGTTCCGTTCATCCCGAGCGAAGTCGAGGGAGGGTGGCTTTGCGCGGCGTGTCTCGACTTCGCTCGACACGAACGGGGGTTGGGATGGCTGGTCAGGCAAATTCGGCGCGGGGCGAGGCTTTGTTGCGTGTGGGCGGGGAGGCTTTGGTGCTGCGTCCGACATTTGCGGCCTTGGTGGCGGCAGAGGAAGAGCTGGGGCCGCTTTTCGCACTGGTGGAGCGGGCAGCGGCGGGGGCGATGCGGCTGTCGGAAATGGCTGCGCTGTTCTGGCATGTCGTCGATGCGCGGCCGGATTGGGTGACGCGCGATGCGGTGGGCGATGCGGTGCTGGCGATGGGGCTGGCGGAGGCGACGCCGCTGTTG